TAATTGATGCTGATGAAGGAATAATTTACGAAGTAGTTAATACAGAAGATAAGAGTTCCATTGAAAAGAAGCGAAAATTCTATCCTTTAGAAATAAGAGTTGTAAATGCTAATCAAAAGTTTACTGAGGATCTATTACTATAAATGCCGATCAAACATAATGAGAAAACCAAAGAGAAAGCACGATTCTATTATCTGAACGGTGAGAGCTATTCGTTCATCAAGCGTTCATTAAAAGAAGAATATGGGATCAATGTAGCGAAAAGTACACTATCGAATTGGAAGAAAAGGAACAAGTGGGATGTCAGTAAAAAGAAGATCCGTGAGGAAGTAACGAAAGAAACTGAACGGAAAGCTACGGATTCAATAGGTCGCAGATTGAAAGTGCTTGACAATCTGGAACTTCAATTCATAAAGAAACTTAATTTATTCAAGGATAAGAAAGTGCTTGACATCAAGCCTGATGAATACATCAGGATCATAAGGGAAGCAGAGAGATTGCAGGATGCATTGAACGCTAAAGAGCTATTAGTAAAACTGGTATCTGAGAAGTTACCTTTCGCTATGAAAGAAGCTGGTCTTACACAAAAGCAGATCAATGCTGTTATCAGGACTTGGATCGAGGAAACCAGAGAAGTATGACTTTCAGGATCGTAGATAGCGATACGGGAAAGATCCTATTCGATACATCCGATATAACAAAGCTTATGGAGAAGCTGGAATATTATGAAGATGATATGGAAAGACCCGTCAAGGAGATATTCCCAAGAACATCCGAATTAGGAGAGGAGATGAAGATCACAGGAAGAAGAAAATGAATATTGGAAATGACATACTACTGGAAATGTTCAATGGTTCCCTACTTGATCATATCAAACAGGAGAAACTACCTTTCTTGGATTTTGCTAATGAAGTGCTGGAGGACTTTATGAGATTGGAACCTTCCAAGTTTCATAAGTTAGCACCTATGCATGAGGAGTGGTTTCAGACGATCGAGGACAATACTTACAGTGGGATCCTGTGTGCAAGAGGACATTTGAAAACTACGTTTATTCTAACTTTCTGTGCCTATATGATGGCGAATAACCCTAATTTCAGGGCTTTATATTTATCCTCTACTATCGATCAGTCATTGGATAAGCTGGAACAATTCGAGGAGATCTCACGTAGAACCTTTTGGCTTAGTCCTATGATCAAGGACAGGCAGGATCGTGGAGGATGGCGAAGAGGAGCCAAGTATTACAAGAATGGATCCAGAATCCAAGCCGCTTCAATAGGTAAAGCACTGGAAGGGCCTCACGTTCACCTAATTATATTAGACGATGTGATAGCAGAGTTTCCTCGAATTGCCGATCAGAAAAGTATTCATTATATAAGAAGAGTTGTAATGCCAATGCGTTTACCTGAAGGTAAGATAGTATTGATAGGAACTCAGAAGAGGATTAACGATGCCTCTCACTGGGTCACTGAATCTGATGAATGGGCTTCGATCCGTCATCCTGCTTTATTAGAAGATGGAACTCCCAGATGGAAAGAATACTGGACTCTCGATCGTTTAGAGAAAGAAAAGCTGACAATGGGATCCAGAGCTTTTGAATCTGAATATCTATTGAATCCGATAGATCCTGAAAGTGCCTTGATAACTTGGGATGTGATCGAACCTTGTCTGGATCCTAATTTAAGCATGGATGTAATCCCTGATGGTTGGGAAATATTAATGGGAGTGGATCTTGCAGTAGGGATAGATCAGAAGAATGATGAAACATCTTATTGTGTAATTGCATGGAATAGAGACACTAACGATCGGCAGTTGGTTTATCAATGGACAGGAAGAGTGTTAGCAGAAGGAGAAGGATGGTTAAGGAAGCAAGTAGAGAATATAGTATCAATGTCTGAAAAGTATAAGCCGACTAAGATTATGATTGAGACTAATGGATTTCAAAGACTAGTGGCCCATGCAGCCGAAACTTTAGCAGGACTTCCAGTTAGCAAACATAATACAGGATCAGAGAAACATCATGGTCAGATCGGCATACCTGCGGTTGCGTTAAGAATGGAGCAAGGCAAATATAGGATTCCATGGGACAAGGAAGCTCGAAATAATATACTGGCTGGATCTAAAAAGTTAGTAGATGGTCTAATGCAATTAGTGTGGGATGACAAAGGTAGGCTGGAAGGACATACGGCAGATTCAGTTGTATCATTATGGATGTGTGAGTTAGCTATACAGGAGATCGAATCAAAGAGACTCTCTTTTACTTCATGGGAGAACTTTTGAGGATCCCATCGGAAGCTGAGATATATATGATTATAGCTTTCTTTATCCTGTTCGCATTATTCCTCAATTTTATCTTCAACTTAGTTTAGTATATAAAAGAAATTCACTTTTCTTCTGTTTTAAGCCCGTTTCGTATAGATTTCCAGCAATAAAAACCAACTAATGCGTAGCGATATACTTTTATAACAGGGTTTTATAATATCTATATGCACAGGAGGATTGATTAATTGTAATGGTTGATCACCTTTGTCCCTCCTGTGCAAGTAATTATTTATGGTTAGATTAGAACTTAGAAAATTTGATGAGAGAGTAAAAGAGGATATTAAGGATCTGGCAAAGTTACATGGAGTTTCAATGACGCATTTAGTAGAACGAACAGTTAAGATCTATACAAAGAAACCCGAAATGAGAGATAAGTTAATAAGGTATAGGAGAAGTGACCCTGACTGGTAATATGGGATTCTTAGACAGATTCAGAGCCACGCCTAAAAAGAAATCAGGGATCCAAGAATATTTAGATACTCAACAGATCCTGAAAGAAGCCCGAACACCAACCTATGATTCCACATCAGCACAATATTCTTCTGCTCCTGATAAGATGGATCCAATTTACGATCAATTTTATTTAGAGTATTTAGCAGATAGCTATTCTCATCTTAGAACCGTGATCACCAAGTTAGCTTCTTCCACTGTAAGTAAAGGATGGAAGGTTGAACCAATAGTAGATAATCCTTCCGAAGTCCAGAAAGAAGTGTTGGAGAAATTGTTAGAAGATCCTTCAGCAGGAGATTCCGATATATCAGGAATGGAATTTATCAAGGCGATGGTAAGGCAGGTAGAGATATATGATGATTGTTGGGTCTCAGTTGTTTATGATTATGTTAGAGATGAAAGTGGTGAACTAGTAGGGAAACAGGTTAAGCAATTATGGATCGAGGATGCAAAGAAGATGAGATTTATGACGGATCGTTTCGGACGTTTTCAGGATCTGATGCGAATGAATCCCATTACTCGCAAAACAACTAATGAACTTTTTGATCCAGATGACGGAACTACTACTGTCCCAGTTGCGTATGTATTTGAGGATGACGAAGAAGGAGAGATACCTTTCGCAAGAGATGAGATCATTCACTTCAATAAGTATTCATCATCAGCACGTTTGTATGGTCAATCTCCTATACTTGGATTGGCACGTAAGATCGAAACAGGCTTGGCAATAGAGAGGTATCAGAATAAGATCTACCGTTTAGAAAGACCACCAAAAGGTTTCTTAGATATTCCCAACGTAGATGAAAAGGGATTAACGAGACTTGGAGAATATATTGCAGAAGAGACAAAACGCAATCCTAACTTTGTTCCGATCATAAGTTCAGGAGAAAGTAGTTCTGGGGCGAGGTTCGTTCCTGTAATGCCCAATATGTCAGAGTTGGAAATGCTACCATATTTGGAAAAGATCAATAGCGACATAAATGCTGCTTATGGTGTAATGCCATTGGCTGTCGGAGATACAACAGGTATTGGCGGTTTAAACGCGGAAGGAGAGCAGATTACAATGATGGATCGAACCATCATGGAGACTCAGGAATGTATTGAGTTAGGATTTGGAAATAAACTATTAGAGATAATGAAGATCACGGACTATGAATTTAAATTTGAAGAGATCAATGAAGAGAATGAACAAATCAAGTTACAGAACCTATCGTTGAAAGCAGACATCATTACCAAGTTCCAAGCCGTAGGAATCGAACTCGACCTCGATCCAGATGGAGAAATAATTTTACCAGAGGTGATACAATCCCCTTCGATGGAGTCGCTGGAGGAAGCGGAGCCAAGAGAACAAGTGGATATATATCAACCTTAAAGGCAACTCTTCGCAAGATCATAAACGATGAATTTCTGACTTTAGGATCCTATGATAAATTAAGCGAGATCAAACCTGCGGTTGAAGATATACTACTTGGATTGAAAGCAAAGTTGATAGAGGCAATAAGAGAAGATTCAGCAAAGGCATATCAATACGGGTTTGCAGGATCATTGAAAGAGGAGAGTGTAGAACTTAGAAAAGATACTCTATCTGCGGAAGTAGGAGATAAGGTTAGTATAAATTGGAACCTGACAGATCAAGGGGCTATGGATGAGATCACACAGGGAGGGCTGATCCTTTCGGATGATTTTTACAGAGACACTAATGCTAAGATCCAAAGAGTGATTGCAGAATCTTTTGCTGACCAACGATCCATACCTTCTGTCGTAGCTTCATTAAGGGAAGTAGTGCAAACCGAGACTTGGAAACTTACAAGGATCGCAAGGACTGAGATAAACAATGCGGCTAACGAAGGAAAGTTAGCAGGATTCAAAAGGATCGAGGAAAAGAGAAAACTATTATATGAGCAAGGAAAGATAAAGAAGAAACCTAAAGAACAGAAATATACTTTGATCGTAGCTTTAGGAGCAAGAACTTGTGGCGCACATAAACTATTAGCTTCTCGGATCCCGTCAGGTGGATTGATCCTAAGTGAATTAAAAGAACTTCAAATGCAGATCGCACCGCAGTTTGGAATGACATTAAGTGGTAATGCTCAACTTCATCCTAATCAGAGAACTGTAATATCGAGGGTAGTATGAGAGAGATCGATTATATCTTGTTATCGGATATGGAAGACCTGATGGATGAGTGGATCCGATTATTAGAAAAAGAGAGTATAAAAAAATGAAACACTGTAAGAAATGTAGTGCCAGTGCTATGAGGGTTCACTTATTAGGTAGTGGATTCTGTCAGGAATGTCAAGCAGAGATTGAATGGAAGCGAGGGCCACATATAGTAAGAGAACAGAAAATGAATGGTATCAAGTATAATCATTATAAGAAAGGCGAAGAATACATAAAGAAGAAATGGAAAGAGAAGTATGGTGATGATGATGTTGATACAGTATTAGGATATAGATGAGTAATAAGAGGATCCGTATTAGTGATCCAAATGCAGTAAGACAATATCTGGATGAGATCATACAGCAGAGGGTAGGAATAGCCCCTGAAGTGATCGATATAGTTTTTGATGATATGGCTATGGATATGCAGACTCAAGCCAAGATGAAACTGACAGCTAATATGTCAGTCCTTACAGGTTTGCTAAGATCGAGCATAACCACCACGCATGAATTTCTAAGGAAAGTAATCGGCACGAATGTAGAATATGCAAAGCATGTGGAGTTTGGTACTTCTCCTCACATGATCAATTCTCCTGTATTGATCAAGACCCCAGATAATGCAAAAGGGTTCTGGAGATTTATAAAAATGCATAGAGGATCGAAAGCCAAACCATATCTGCGACCAGCCTTCAATGAGGTCCTCCAGAACATGGAATCCTACATTACACCATATTTTGAATAGGGATCATATCGTCCTGAAAACACCACCACAAGGTTTATTACAACTGAGACCTATCTATATTTGACAAGGGTGAAAACCATGAACAGCAAAAATATAGATAAAGGCGTATGTCTTAACTGTAAGAAGGAGTGGATAGTAAGATCTCCACCTTTCAAATTAATAAAGGATTGCAAGTGTGGGCGTAGACATCAAGGCATCTGGGGAGGTATGTTCAAATGAGATGTAATAAAAAAGGCCGTAGAGATCCGAATCCTAATGGATCCAGTTTCTGTGGTCCATCTGCTATAACAGTTCTTACAGGAAGAACATATCAGAGAGTTGAGAAGGATCTCCTTAAGGAATACAATAATCAATATCGTATCAAAATACTTGGAATGGAAAAGGAGACAAAGATAAGATCATTAAGAATACCTAAAATGATTAGCTATTTACGAGAATGTAGATTGCATCCTGTTAGGATTCAGCAAGGTGAAGAACTATTCCCAGAAGAACATAAAGATAAAAAAGTTAAGACAGCTTTCCAATGGACTAAAGCAACCTATGGTAAGAGAGGTAGCAGGTGGTTCTTGATGGTAGTAGGAGGTAATCATTCAACTAATCATTACATAGTTATCAAAGGTAACAGGAAGTGGTGTACGTTTGATCCACCTGAAGGAGTTACATTAAAGAAACAATGGAAGCGTTGGAAAGGAACACAGGTTCAAAAACTATGGGAAATAAAAAGATGAAGTGTGACGACTGTACGAGAACATTCCCCAAGTCCGAGATGAGAGAGATCGGAGAATGTGGTTCTGGATCCTACAAGATAATAAGGACTTACTATCTATGTGATCGATGTTCGTTTTATGAAGCATGGAAATTCTATCCAGAAGATAAAGATATATTTGATGATTGCAGAAGCAAGTGGGATAATCAATATCAACTTTCAAAAGTGAAGGAAAGGAAGATGGAATTGACATTGAGCAATCCACAATACTATGATGCGTACTGGTATGATCAAGACAGATGGCATCCTTACGCCCCTGCTGAATGTCTTATTGTGAAAAAAAATAAAGAATGAATTACAGGAATCATTGAATTAGAGGGTTACTATACCCCTCGGCACGTGAGTTTGGAGCCTTAGAATCGCTTTAAACGATATG